GTCCACAACGACACTGCAGCGCTCGAACTTGCTGCATATCTGATCCAAGGCGAACCGACCGCGACACTGACAAGCGTGAACACAGGCTTCCAGATGCTGTCCACAGGTGAGCGCGACAATGTGGCAATCCTTGAGATCGGTGACACGATCAGCGTTGAAAAGACCATTACGACCACATCAACAACTACCAGCGTCATCGCTCAAGAGTCTTTTATCGAGGGCATTGAGCATCGGATCTCATTCAGCCAGCCACATCAGGTCACGATTTTCACATCCCCGACGACCGTTTATCAGCTGTTCGTTCTAGACAGTTCCACACTTGACACAATCTACGCACTAAGTTAGGAGCACTTATGGGAGCAAACGCAACAACATTCGTCCCGGCATATACAGCTGGCGAGATCTTGACCGCAGCCAACTTGTCGGTCACGAACTCAGGCATTCCAGTCTTTGCAACCACCGTCACTCGAGATGCTGCTTTCGGTGGCACTGGCGAAAAGACTCTTGCCGAAGGACAATACGCCTACATCGAAGCAACCAACACAACCCAGTACTACGACGGATCGGCTTGGGTTGCCGTTGGCGTTAGTGGCTTGAATTTTATTACAGGCGCTTCATTCACTGGTGTCACATCAGTTCAAGTGAACAGCTGCTTCACAAGTACATATCGCAACTACCGAATCTACATTGACTGCGTTGGCAACACAGCAGGAAACACGCTTTCGGTTCGTTTGTCGGCATCAGGAACACCAGCAACGACAAACTATTTTTCAGGGACACAAACTTGGGACTACACAGCTGTCACTGGCTTTACATCAAGAACCGCAAGCGACCGAGTGATGCTTATGTACCTTGGATCAAATGGTTCCGCAGCTGACGCGCTTGGGTTGTCTTTGGATGTTATTCGCCCACAATTAGTCACCAGCACAGACTTCTTGTCATTGAATAACGGCATCAACGCAGGCACTGCATACGCAGGCGGAATATCTATTGCTAAACACACAGCAGCAACTGCTTTCGATGGATTCACAATTATCAACTCGGCAGCAACAAACATCGCGGGAACATATCGCGTGTACGGATTGGCGGACTCATGAGCAAAATAATGGAAGACGGCGTAGTGCGTGATATGACGGAAACCGAATTGGCACAACTTGCAATCGACAAGACGGAAGCAAAAGCACAAGCAAAAGCCGAAGCCGACCGCGCAGCACTCAAGATAGCAACACTCGCCAAACTTGGACTAACTGCCGACGAAGTAGCTGCACTGCTTTCGTAATGCGCTGGCGTTACCTCATCGGCTATGCAGCGCTCATCGCAGTCGTCTTGTGGGGATGCTCCGGATGTGCTGACAGGACTCGAATGAACTGCATCCGAACAAAAAACCAAGCGCTCACACTCACCACAGAAATCCAAGTTGGCGGTGGTCGCTGTGGCTAGATACACCAACGACGAAATCAAAGCACGACTGATCCTTGTCGTCGGCATCGGTCTGACATGCGCGTTCGTGGGCTCAATCTTTACCTTGCTTTATGGTCTGCTCTTCGTGACCCAGCCACTCGAGCAAGCACCGAATGACGCAGAAGCCTTCTCAGTTCTCAACCCGATGCTCATGACATTGAGTGGCGGTCTAATAGGATTACTTGCATCCAACGGACTCAAGAACAAAGCAAAGGATGACCACCATGAAAGCTAAAGACAAAGCCATGATTGCCAGTTACCTTCGATCAGTCGTCGGAGCTCTCATCGCGGTGTATTCCACAGGCACAACCGATCCACGCGACTTTGGCAAAGGTGCAATCGCTGCAATTATTCCGCCACTGCTGCGCTGGGTGAACCCTAAAGACGGAGCCTTTGGTCGTGGCGATAGCCAAAGCTAAAGCTGGGGTCCCGAACGCTCGGGATTACATCGGCAACGCTGACGGAGCATCACCAGCTCCTCGAGCAGGAATGAACGAATGGATCAAGCAAGCCATCGCTGCATCAAATGGCGCGCTATGGAACAACGGTTCATGGGGTCAGCGTGACATGCGCGGAAAGCCCGGATCTCTTTCAGTTCACGCGACTGGCAGAGCTGTAGATCTTTCATATCGCAAAAGCGAAAAGAACCCAAAAGCAGGACGCAAAGAAGCTCTCGTTTTCATTGACAAACTTGTCGCGAACGCTAATGACCTCGGCTTGCAGTGCATCCTTGACTACTTCCCAGAGCCACAGGGACGCGCTTGGCGTTGTGACCGTTACGCATGGCTCAAATACGACAAGCCAACGATCCACGGCGCTCCGGGCGGAGATTGGTTCCACATTGAGATCACACCACAAGCTGCAGACTCAGTGATCTGGGTGAAAGCTGCATTCCTAAAGGTCTTCGGGGAAATCCCACCCAAAGCTTGACCCATGCCCTAAGGTCGAATCACCGACGGAAGGCAAGTGATTATGAGTGAGCCACAGATCTTCGATTACAGCGTCTATATAGGCGTGATGGATAACGGACAAGAGATCCTCGTACAAATCTTCACAGAGCCCGAAACGGGAAAATATCTACTAGGACAAATCGCATTCAGATCGCACGCTTCATCATGGGGCGTGCCCATACCACTGGAGAAAAAATGAACTATCTAGCAGAGAAATTGATTGGGCTAGTGCTTTGCACAGTCTTCGGGCTTACGGCTCTCACAGGGGCTCCTAGCGCGTCTAAAGAGCCCTCTGGGACTATTGCCCTAGCGCCGATCAGCGTCCAGCCATATTTGATTGAGCCGACTACGACCACCAGCTCCACGATCTTCATCGACCCATACTCAAGCGCATGCGAACAGTTCTCAGCTCTTGCCATCAACCTCGGCTGGGATCCGGAACAGCGCACCGTGCTCGAGTCCATCATGTCTCGCGAAAGTGGATGCCGACCTAACGCACACAACAAAACACTCAACCGTGACAAGTCACAGGACTACGGTCTGCTGCAAATCAACGATCGCTCATGGACAAAATGGCTACAAAGTCAAGGCATCATCACACAAACATCAGATCTGTTACAGGCTCAGACTAACTTGCTCGCTGGATTAGCAATTTACAATTACGGCATGGAGCGTTACGGCTTCGGATGGGGACCTTGGAGCGTCAAATGAGCGAAGGTGTTGCATGGAATCAAGGCGAACTGTCCGAAGAAACACGCAGAATGGTATTGGAACAAGCTATGAACACGAATCACACAATGGCAATCTTCGGTCTTATGGATGACATTCTGGCGGTCAGCAAAAACCCTCACGCATCCATCATCCGTCGTTTGCGCGCAATGAAAAACGATCTGTCATTGAATGATCCGATGCCACTGCACGATGTGACTACACTCGACTTAGCAATCAAAGCGCTCGAAGCGCACTCATAGAAAAGGCATCCGACATGTCCGACCATCAGCCAGAACTATTCCAAATCACCACAGGATTAGGTGGCACTAAATATGTGCCAACAGTCAATCGCAATGTGGTTATTACAGCAAAGAAAGCGCATCCAACATCACTAAGCGCTGCCAAGAACGCATTCCCACGATCAGGATCAAAGCGTCAAAAGATCTACAACGCGATCAAGCTCTTCGGTGGAATGACAGACGAAGAACTAGAGCGAACACTTGAGATGTCCGGCAACACTGTCCGTCCTTCGCGTGTGTCACTTGTGCGCGACGCTCTTGTCATGGACTCAGGACGCACACGCAAGACAGTCTCGGGCAATGATGCGATCGTCTGGGTGGCTTGCTAATGGGATTCGATCTCAGCAACTACGAAACAGTCGAGCAGCGTCTTGTGCGCTTCTGGAACGCATACCCAGATGCACGCATTGAGACCTGCATGATGAACTACGACGGAGATTCTTGCATCTTCCGTGCAGAGCTGTACCGCCACGCAGATGATGCCAAGCCGATGTCAGTCGGCTACGCGCATGAGATCCATTCGGATCGCGGAGTGAATAGCACTAGCTTCGTGGAGAATTGTGAGACCAGCGCGATCGGTCGCGCGATCTCCAACTGCCCAATTCAGTCTCAAGGGAATGGTCCCCGACCTTCTCGTCAAGAGATGGAAAAGGTAGCTCGGCTGGGGGGCAACTTAGCGCCCACAACTGATCGCCCAGCCGGGCAACCATCCACTCAAGAACATGTTCCTCGAGGAGCGTTCGCTACACCAAAGCAACTCGGCTACATCAAGAAACTTGCCAAGGATGCCGGCATGGATGATCTTCGCTTGCTTGAACTAATCCATCGTGAGCTTGGCGACGACAGCGCGGTCCTTGAACTACTCAAATCACATGAAGCATCCAAGATTATTGAGGTATTGAAGTGAGCGCGTTTGATGAGAAACAAACTGGGGCAACCCCGATCGAAATAGTTGATTACTTGCGCGGAGTCATTGACACATTGCGCGCCGAAAAAGCGCTGCTAGAAAAGCGATACGCAGATCTTGAAGCCAGCAGAGAAACATGGCAGAAACTCGCGCAAGCGTGGGAATGGTTAGCAGACAACAAACGGATCGTTCCAGCTGATGAAGCCTGATCTAAAGATGAGTGAAGCCGATCTCAAAGAGGTCGTAATTAGTGTGGCGAAGCGTTACGGCTGGCTGATCCATCATGATCTGCCGGCACAGAACTCTCGAGGACGCTGGCTCACCAATGTCCAAGGCGATGCAGGCTTCCCAGATCTGATCTTGCTGCATCCCGTGTCGGGCAAGTTGCTTGCTGTAGAGCTCAAAGCAGAACGCGGAAAGCTCTCCCCGTTGCAGAAGCGCTGGCTCATGGCATTCGATGCAGGGTCGCACTTCAATAGCGTCTGGAAGCCCTCTGACATGGAGTACATTCTCTACACTCTGAGCAACTTCCAGCTCTAAACAATCGGCTAGTAGCACGACCTAAGCCATTCGCACGGCAGTTGGTGACACTCGGTAACGAGGGTAGACCGACGCGCCCTCAATCATGTAAGACGAAGTGAGCGAGGCAAAGCGTCGGGGCGAGCTGTGAACATAATCAGCTGATGAGTGCAAAGGGTACGGGTTAGGGCAACCCCGTGGGTGGAGCATTCATCCCTGTATGTCTTCTCGGTTCGCATAACATACACATACAACAGGCATCACAGACATGGACACACACACATGAGACCGACATCATCAACAAGGACAAGCCACGCAGTGGCGCGTCAGCACAAGCGAAGCGCGTGAGTCATGGCTCGAGGACGCACAACAGATAACACCGAGTACCGAAACAACAGAGCAGCACTACTCAAAGGGCAACCGCTCTGCCATTGGTGTCAGCGCAAAACAGCTGATACTGCTGATCATCTAGTTGAAGTAGATCGCGGTGGTGACAACAGCCTGAGCAACC